AAAAGTTAGAGAAAACATAGAAGCCCAAAGAGAATACCATTTACAAAAATGGTTTACTGAAAAAGTTATACCAAAGTATGCAAATAAAAGAGTTCCAATAGTTGCTTTAACTAATGCTTGGAATGAAGAAACTGGAGATATTATAGATAGCAAACACTTTACAAGAATTATTAAACATTTTGGTTTAGCTGCTAAAAGAAAAGGTAGGGATAAAAGTTATCAGCTAACTATTCCAGAAGAATTAGCAACAACATTAAAACTAGATTAAAAACTAAATAATTCTGGTTGTATCTTCATATCTATATCAATACATTCATAATTTTTATTATTACCTTTTGGGTAATCTAAGTGTTGATATTTTAAATCTTTAAGCATTTCTTTTTTTTCTTTTTTACTACCTAATAAATATAAATACCTATATGTAGATTTTACTTTTTCATAACTAACTACTTTTGGTTTTTTGTGTAACCCCCTACGAACATCAAAACTATCGCCATTAGCAAAATGATATATATATTTATCCCCACTTGTTCCTGTATATATCCAGTTGGTTGCTTGGTAAATATAACCATGATGATTATTATTTGGATCAGCATAAGATATAACAGCTAATGGTTTTGGTAATAATTTTAAGCAGCTGCTAAGAAAATAACTTAGTAAATTTTTTTCTTGATTACTATTCATAACAAGCCTGTTTAGTTCTAAAGTCTTAACTTTATAATTATGAAATATGCAATCCCCATTATTAAATTGTCTGTTTACTGGACTACCAAAAGTACAAACACCAAGAATATTATAATCTTTATCAATCAAACCATATCCATAAGAAACATTAGCTAACCTTTTTGCATAATGTTTTTTTAATAACCATTTTCTATATTCATGATTTAAAAGTTTTCTAACTGTATAATTTTTCATTTTTTTAAATAAGTTCTATCAGCTACTTTTATGTAAAAAAGTCTTAAATATATAATTTCAAATAATTTATTCAATGTTCCAGCTTTCACTATTTAATTGATTAGTCTTTAAATATAGTTGTGTAATAACAATACTAGAATGACCAAGAAACGATTGTAATTCATTAATTGGTACTCCATTCATTAAAAAGTAGTGTGCAGCACTATGCCTAAATGTATGACAACCTATTTTAAAAGGTATAGTGTCATACCATTCCATTTTTTTAGCTGTTCTTACTATATGTTGCCTAACTGCTTGTCTACTTAATGGTATTTTAGTAACTCTGGATTTTAATTTATTAACTAATGCTTTATTAGTAATTCTTACAGTTCTTGTTTTATCCCCTTTACCCTTTAAAATTATTCTAGGGTATGGTACTTGGCTTGGATCTTTGATAATAGTGTGTTTATGTATGTTTAATGCTTCTGTAACCCTTAAACCACAATAAAACATTAAAGATAGCACCAACTCCATGTTTTCATTGTATGTAGCAGCTAAAATATCTTTTATCTGGCTATGTGTTAAATAATGGTCTACTTTAATTGTCATTGATCCCTTAATCCTGATAAATAAATTAAAAATTCGTTTTTTGTAATTTCTTTTTTACAATGTATGCAAACTAATGCACACCAGACTAAATGGTTCACACTAATTTTATTTTTACATCTTGGGCAATATAAAGTTATTTCAAAATTCATTGTTTTAATCCTTTTATTAGTTTTTGTTATTTTTTAATTAGTTTTTTTATTAATTGTAAAGACTCTCTTTGGTCTTTTATTCTATGTATATGATAAGTAGCAGTTAATGTACTTATGTTGTAAAAAAACTGCTCTGGATTTAATCTCATTCTCTCGTCATCTACCAAACTTAAAACTTTATCTATACTCTCTATAATGTGTTCAATATGTGTTATTTGTTTTTTCATTGTTTTAATCCTTTTATTAGTTAATGTTTCCATTAGTATAAAAAAGAAATTAAATTATTGCAATACCTATTTTTACAATGTTTAAGAAATATGTATTTTATGCAGCTTGGTTTCCTTTAGAGCATGAAAAGGAAAAATTGAGAATGTTGGGAAAATTAGTATGGACAAAAATAAATTATGCTTTTTGGAATTTTTTTTATTTTTTAGAATTAAAAAAGCTGGTAGCACAATGAAGTAAAGGAACTACCAGCTTTTTGTTATTTAGTTTCTACACTAACTATTTGTATAGTTTTGTATTGCCTAAAGTATTTTGTATTTTGAATTTAATATATAAATAACAATAATGCAATATTAAATATACTTTTTTTTCTCTAATTTTAATAATTTATCCCCACCCCATTTAACTTTATTAGACCAATAAGCAGCTGATGTTTTACCTTTTAATATATTTTTCTTATGCCTATTAAAAAATGCTTGTCTGACCTGGTCGCTTTTTTTATCTGTTTTATTACCAACTCCAGTTACACCCTGTTGACCAAATCTTATTAATCTAATCTTGCCATTATCTTTTATATAAACTGCATGGCTTTTATTTTTATTAGCTGGTGTTTTAAAAGGTTTATCTAACTTTTGTTTTTTAATAATCAAAAGTTTCAATTAAAGTAATCCCTTTTTTTCCATTTTATATAGCTTATCTTTTTTCATATAGCCATTATTTATTTTAGATTTTTTTTGTTGTATAACATCTTTAGGGAATGATTTTTTCATATAATTAACTATACTTTGTGTTGCTTTACTATCCATTTTTGCAACTATATTAAAATTATTACCAGATTTTGTTGCTATTGTTTGACCACCAAAACCAGTTTTAACTAAGGTTTTACCATTAGTATCTAAAGATTTACCACTTAAAGATTTTCCATTATAAAAAGCGTCTACAACTTTTTTATCTTTTGCACTTAACATTTATATAATTCCCTTTTTTTCAGCTTTCATTAATAAATCTTCATTTTTTCTTTTTTCTCTTTTATATTTAACATTCTTTTGTGCCAATTCTTTTATTTGTGGTCTTTCTCTAACAATTTTTTCAAATTCTTTCATTGTGGCAGCTTTACCAGAATTTAATTTTTTATAATATTTATCACTATTTTTTTGTAATTTAGAAATTTTTGCACTTGTCGCTTTAATTTCTTTATCTAATCTTTTAATGTTTTTTTTGTAAATTTCTTTTGGCACTTTTCCTACTTACTAAAACTTTTATATATTCCAGATATGCTATTAACATGATCTAGCTGTTCTTTTAATTTTTTTACTTGGCTTTCCAGCTGCAAAATATAAGCATTTTTTTCTAAACACTTTATACAATCTTTTTTTTCACTCATCATTTTAAATAATGTACCTTGTTTTGCTTTTGGTTTTCTTAATAACATTTTTTTAAAAATTCGCCAAATATGATTTAGGTATATTTTAATCTTTTTTTTCTTTTTTTGTAAAACTATAACTATTTGGAAGTTTGTATCCTAAAGTATTTTGTATCTACTTAGAAACATTCTCTAAGTGAAATTCACTTGGGGTATTAATGTAATAATTTAACTTTACCTTTGTCATTGTATTCTAGCTGCTCTAAAACAACGTCTTTTTGGTCTTTCCTATGCTTTACTACCTTTTTAGGATTTAAAGCACTCCATACATTAATTAAATTATTAATAATGTTATCTTTATACTTTTTATCTTTATAGTTTCTAGCAACTAAAACTTTATCTTTTAATTGTTCATCATTAAAACCAGAATTAGATACCCATAACATTCTGGCAATAATTTGATGTAAATCGTATGATGTTTCAGCTTTTTTTAACCTGTTATAAAGTTCAGCTTGAAACTCTTTGTATGTTGGTAATATAAATAATGCTGATGAAAAACCTTTGCGTTCTTTTTTATTTTCTCCAATATCTTCTTGTAATTGTCTAGTTAGACGCCAAACTAAATTATGCTTTTGAAGATTATTAATATCTGTGTTTATTTGAAACTTATTTATTTTGCGTTCTTTATTTATTGCTTTTGCAAAAGATTTATTAGAACCAAATAAAACTATTCCAGAACTACCAACTTTTTGTAAATCATAGTTACCAGATTTTATAAGTAATTCTAGTGTTGTTATTGGTTCAGCTAATCCACGCTTAGAGTACCTTAGAGCTTCAAGAGTATTAAATAAATTATGATATTTGCGTAATTCCATTACCAAAATATATTAAAAATAATAAATAATTACAATAACTTTTATTGTTATTTATTGTGAATTATAAGAAAATGTAAGAAAAGCTAATAGGTTTTTCTTGCGTAATTCCAATCTCCCTTTAAAAATTTATTAGCTTTTTTTTGTGCGACCTGGTCAATGCTCAACACCAACAGCTGCTAACTCGTAGTTGTAGCCATTTAACTGAACGAATGGAATTTTGCTTTTTGGTATTTTTATGAATGTTTTAAACTCACTTAAAGTATTGCTTGTTGGTGTTGAGTTTTCATATAATACAACTGGATTTGTTGGTGCTGCTACCTGACAATTTATATCATTATCAGCATAACCAATTTTAAATGTACCTTTAGCACTTGAATTACTTGGTATTGTAATGCTACTAATTATTAAATCTTTATTATTGCTTACAAATCCAGAATTATTATATTTTAATGACTGATAACTACCATTAGTACAATTAGCGTTTATATACAGCTGATAGACATTGTTTTCAGCTAAATTTGGTATCTTAGTACCATTTAAGTCAAAATCTACATTATCTGAACGCACAGTTATAATTAAATATGCTACAAAGAGTAAAAAAGCAAAAGTAAACATAAAAACATATTCTGTATATAATCGCATTTTAAATTAAGCCTTTTTTTTCAGCTGCTACTAAAACATCTTTTCTATTTTTAAATTTAAGTTTTTTATCAGCAAACTTAATACCCTTAAAACTATCTTCTCTAAAACCAGCATTAGTATCAAATTCTGTGCCTTTAGGTGCTTTAAATATTTCGCCTGTTACATTATTAGATTGAAAACTGCTTTTTCTAGTTTTAAAATTTGTAACAGTTGGTTTTAAACCATTTTTAACTTTAAATTGATTTTTGCTTGGTTTTTTCTTTAATTTAATTTTTCTTCTTGGTCTACCTTTTGCTTTTTTCTTAGGTTTATTTTCTTTTTCTTCAAAAGGTGTAACTACAACATTACCAAAATCATCTGGTGGTGGTGGTGGTGGTTCTCCCCTTTTATCATCATCATCTTCATCTGGTGGTGGTGGTGGTGTATCATCATCATCATCATCTGGTGGTGGTATTATTTCTGGTTTTGTTTCTTCTTCAAGTTCTTCTTCAGTTATTGGATCTGGTACAGTTTCAACAAGTTCTTCTTGTTCTATATTTTGTTCTGGTACAACATCAATTTCAATTAGTGGTACTGGATCGCCTAATTCTCCCTCTTGTTCTTCATTAGGATCAGTTAGTTCTACTTCTTCTAAATCTGGTTCTTCTAATTCAATATCTTCTTGTGTACCTATTAAAGTTTCTTCACTTGGCTTTGGTTTTGTTTTAACAGCTAAATCACTAATTTCTTGTGGTTCAAAAGTAGATACTCTTTTAACTCTTTCTGGTTCTGTTTCAATAGCTGGTTTTATTTTTGTTTTTACAGCTAAATCAGAAATTTCATCTGGACTTATTGTTTGTTTTTCTTCTATTACTTTTTGTATTTGCAATTCATCTGGAACAGATAAAGTTTCAATTTTTTCTTGCTGCTCTTGTGGTAATAATGCTGGTGCTAGTTCAACTATTGCTTTACCACCAGCAACAGTTGTAATTACTTTTGAACCCACTACAACAGCTTTATTATCAAAAGCTACACCAGTTGGATTTTGATATATTTTATTACTTAATAATCTTGCTTCTTTATTGCTTAATGTTAAATTTGGTTCTAATTTGTTAAAACCTTTTGTACCTTTTGGATTTGTAATTTGTGCAACTTGTGTTTCTATATCTACTTGCCTTTTTTGAGTTGGTGTAAGTTTTTCTCTAGTTCTTGTTTGTTGGCTTGTAAACTTATCAGCTGGTTTTTCTTTTAACTTAAAAACACCAGTTTTTTTTGTTTTTAAAGGTGGTGTATTTTTTGGTATTTGTGTATCTATTACTTTTACTTTTTTATCAAAAAAACCCCTTTCAGCAACTTGTTGTTGAAACTTTTTTGTAGGTACTAATTTTTTACCAAAACCACCAACACTACCACCAGCTTGGTCTGGTCTTAATGGTGGTCTATCCTGAACAGGTATCTGTTCTTCTATAAATTTTTTATCTTCTTTTTTTGCCATTAATCTATGACTCCTCTTGTACAACCATTAGATTGGGCTAATGCTGTTAATCCCTGATCTTCACTCAATTGAACATTATTTCTTTGTAATTGACTTGAACCCCTCATAGATACGCCATTTGGCATTGAACCAAATACAAATTCTAAATCTTCATTTTGTTCTAAGCAAATATAATTTTCTACATATCCTGTATCATGACCACCATTTACAGCAGTATAAGAGTTACCATATAACTCTATTTGATATGAACTAGGATAGTTTGATAAATTTACACCAACATATTGGTTCCAACCAAAAGAACTATTTTTATAAAAGTGGTATCTAACACCAACTTTAAAAACTCTTGTATCTGCGCAAGTATAAGTTATATCTGAACCAACTGAATTAAAATTTAATGTAAAACAGTTATCAGTATCATATTTTTCTACATTAAAAGGAACTCCATTTTGTGATGATGTTGTTTGATCAGCATTTAAACCAAAATATGCACTTATTGGAGTACCACCACCACTTGAAGAAATAGTTAATGTATCCCCAGTAACAGATGTAGATATGCCACCAGTACCAACAATATTTACAGTATCACTTGGTGTAGCTGCTGCAAAAGAACCACTATCTCCAGCAACAGTACCAATATCATTAGTTGCATTAATTGTTAGAGTATCTGAAGTGATTGATGTAGTTACACCAGTACCACCAAAAGCATTTATATTATCTTGTTGGCTTGAAGCAGTAAAAGAGCCACTATCAGCTGTAACTTGCCCTATATCATCTGTTGGTGTTGCTGCTATACCTTGCCAACCAGAATTATATACTTGTACTGCTGAACCATTCCAGCGTATCGTTCCATTCGTACTTGTAGCACTTGTTCCTAAAACTAAACCACCATTTAAATTCATATCTCCAGAATTATCTTTCATAATTACACTACCAGTATGATTACCACCAACTGCTTCCCAATTTGCGACCTGGTCAACTGCTAAACTATGTTGTTGTGTTAGCTGATATGCTGTATTAGATTTAATTCCTAGATTGCCAGTAAAAGTACCAGTAGAAGCAACTGTACAAGTATTAGCACTAGCACAATTACTAGAACTTGGTATAGCCATTACTAAAGCCATAACTGATAGTATTAAAGCCAAACTAATTACTTGCCTATCATTTATTTTAAGATTTTTTATATCCCATTCTTTTATTCTGTTTATCATATTGTTAATCTCCGATACCTACGATTTTTTGTAGTAGATTTCTTTTTTTTAGTTTTTTTTATATTTCTTTTTTTTCTTGGCATTATGTAAAAGGTATTAAATTTGTAGTAGGGCAATTATATCTTGCTAATGCTAAACCAACTAATGCACTACCACTAATTAATAGTATAAATTTTTTTAATTCTAAAATCATCTTCTACCGCCAAATGGTAAGAATGACAATATTCCAGCAGCTGCTTTAACACCAAGAAATAACATTAATGTACTTGCTATTCCACGCCATATATAAACAACAACTTTTATGTTTGGTGCATCTAACCATTCATAGTTCATAAATATAGAATTAACCCATGCTTTAAACTCACTTGGACTAATTAAAATATTACCGCCAAAAGACTGACCGATTGGATTGTTTTCCCCAAGTGAAACATCTGACAATGTAAGTTGATTGCTGTTAATTAATGGATTTAAATTATTAGCTGTATCAGTTAAACCAGTTCCAGCAGCTAACATATCAATTAAAGCACCACCAATTACAACAAGAGAGAAAAATAATAATACTGACCAACTATTCATTTAAAAACCCTCACTTAATAATTTACTGCTTCCATATAAAACTATAATAATAAATAGTGTTGCAAGCGGAAACCACAGACTGTAAAAGTTCATTATCTGACCAAGATATAGAATAGTACCAAAACCAAGAATACCAAAAGTTACTTGTCTAGTAGCAGCAATTAATACTGAACCAACAAGCATAGCAATAAAAGTAAATAAACCACCAAATACAAATTGTGTTGGTAATCCAGATGTAGTTGCTACTGTGTTAATAAAAGGAAAAAATGGAAAAAACTGATTAGCTGAATTTTTATTTATTAAATCAACATCAAATACAGCTTGGTTTTGATTATCTGTTTCTGGATTAATTACAAAGTTTTGAAAACCAGTAGATGTTGGTAAACCTACATTTAAAATATAAGTCTGTGGTCTATCCATTGTGTAAGTTCCATTGTGGTTGTTACCTGATACATCAGCTACTGTACCAGCATAAGATGATCCATAGGTTTCTTGTAAGTCTGATATATCAAAATTATATCTAGCTACAACATTATTAGTAGTTGTTGTATTTTTTATTAGTTCAGTATTAAGAACCCAAGTAGAATTTAAATTTTTACCAATTTTGACACTATCACTTATTGTTGTCATTGTGCTTGTAGCTGTTGTACTAGCTGCTAAAACATTATCAACATATAAATAAATATTTGGATATTCATAAACAGCTTTTAAGTTATATCTATTATTAAAACCACTTGTTACTGGAGTTCTTAGTTTTGCACCCTGTATTTCAACAAAGTTGTAAAGTGTTTGCTGCTCACACTCAACACCAACTGCATAACCTATATTATTTTCATGCCTATCAAAAACATATCCAGTATCAGTAGTTGGTACTCCACTTGGGCAATTCCAAGAACTTAAATTAGATAAATATACATCACTATTTATTGCTATATTATCTGTTAAATTAAAATCTACATGGTATGGAATTGTTACTAAATCATTAGTATAAAAATAAAAACCATTATCTCTCCATTGCGTAGCATTACCATTATCATTTTTACCTAAAAACAATTTAAATACATTAGTAACATTAGTATCTAAATCTGGTGCAACTAACCAATATCCAGCTGCTTGTGTTCCAGTTAAATTTTGGTTCATAAAGTTAATATCATTTAAGTTGTTATCAGTTAATAAGATTTGGCTGCCAAAATTATCCATGTAATTTTGATTAACTAATGCACTTGACACAAAAGGAACTCTAACTGGTGCATCAACTTGATTACTAGATGTATTAGTAATTGTTATATTTAAATTTTGACAATAATTAGATGTATCAGCTATTGCATTTATACAATTACTTTGATTATAAAAAGCTAAAAATAATGCAAAAAACCCTAATAACCCTAATGCAAATAATCTTACAAAAGTATTAGTTTTCTTTAATTGTAAATTTATTAATTTCAACTTGGTATTTTCCTTACTAAATATATTACCATTCCAATTAATCCAACAAACATAGCAACTAATAATGGTTGTAATAATGGTGGTGCTATAAATACTGCTGTTACTATTGTTCCAGCAAAACCAAATACAATACCAAATAAAGAATTACCAGATAATAAGTACATACCAGCACCAGTAATTATTGCGA